GCGGCGAGAGAAGCAGCAGAAAAAGCCGCCAGGTCGTCGGGCGATGTTGCCGCGCTTGATAAATCTTGGCAGGAAAAATACGATGCACGGGAAAGCGAAACCAAAGGAATAATCGAGGGCATGAGTTCCAGCGTCAATAAACTAATGGTTGATAATGTGGCCAGTGTAATGGCATCAGAGTTAGCCGTTCAGGGCAGTGCAGACGTGTTAATTCCCCATATTCGCTCCAGGCTTGCTGTAGAACAGCGCGGGGAAGAGTTTGTAACCGTTGTCAACGGCATTGACGGGCGGGCGTCAGCGGCTACTATAGATGAGTTGAAAGCAGAAATTGGCGGCAATGCGGCGTTTGCGCCTATCATTGTTGCTAGTCAAGCGTCCGGCGGCGGGGCTTCCGGGCAAAACAGTGGCAGAGCCACACCAAAAACCATAACGCGCATCCAGTTTGAAGGCATGGACAATGCAGGACGTTTAGAGTTTTCAAAGTCTGGCGGTGCTGTCACTGATTAAAATTAGGAAACCAAGCCAATGGCCAACACTATTACCGACCTAATCCCAAACCTATACAACGCGCTTGACGTGGTGTCACGCGAACTGGTGGGCATGATTCCAGCCGTTACGATGGATGCCCAGCATGAGCGCGCCGCCTTGGGCCAAGACGTTGTTTCGCCGGTGGCCCCTGCTGCTACCGCTAGCGACATTGCTCCAGCCGTAAACCCTCCTGATGACGGTGACCAAACAATTGGTAACGTCAAAATGACTATTTCAAAGGCACGCCGCGTGCCGGTTCGCTGGAATGGCGAGCAGTCGCGAGGGCTGAACAACAACGGAGCCGGTCGCGGGGTTATCATGCAGGCGCAATTTGCTCAGGCAATGCGAACCCTGACCAATGAGATCGAAACCGATTTAACCGCGCTATACCTTGGCGCGTCTCGCGCCTACGGCACCGCCGGCACCACGCCGTTCAGTACCGCCGGCGATTTTACCGATGCCGCTTTTGCCAATAAAATCTTGAAAGACAACGGCGCAACCGGGTTAGATAACCAGCTTGTTGTCAACACGGCCGCCAGCGCTACCATGATTGGCAAACAGTCACGCGTTGATATGCAGGGCAGTGACTCGATGCTCCGGCAAGGCGTCATTCTTGACACTGGCGGAATGGCTATTCGAGAGTCGGCGCAAATTATGACCCCAGCAGCAGGAACCGGGGCGTCTGCAACCACCAATACCGCAGGTTATGCGATTGGCGCCACTGTAATAACCTTGGCGTCTGCCGGGACTGGAACCATTATTGTTGGCGATGTGGTGACCTTTGCTGGTGACGGTAATAAGTATGTTGTCGCCTCAGGTGACGCTGATGTTTCGGACGGTGGAACCATCACTCTAGCGGCTCCAGGGTTGCGCCAAGCTATTCCGGCGTCAGCGGTAGCTATCACGGTGGTAGCTGCTGCTGCCAGGAATATGGCGTTTGCCCGGTCAGCCATCGCACTGGCAACCCGTGCGCCGGCGTTACCCGACGAGGGTGACTCTGCAGATGATCGCATGATCATCACCGACCCGCGTTCTGGCCTCAGCTTCGAGGTGTCAATGTACCGGCAATATCGCCAGGTTCAGTACGAGGTGGCGATGGCTTGGGGCGTCAAGGCTGTCAAGACTGAGCATATTGGTCTGCTGTTAGGCTAATCATCAGCAATAATGGGCGGGGGCTTCGGCTCCCGCTTATAATCTTTTAGGGGTGCCAATGGGAACAGTTAAGGTAAAGCCGTGGAGCGATGACCAGGGCGAATTTGTGTTGATCGACGCAGCCGACCTCAGCGATAGCCATGAGATTTATGGCGCTCCAGGCGTTCAGGGCGGTAGTTCTTTGGTGCTGGAGGCACTTGGAAGACTCGACCACGATGACGGCCGAGACTGGTCTGCTGGTGGGCTGCCATCAGTCAAGGCTGTATCTGATCTGGTTGGCGCCAAAGTCACGCGGGCCGAAATAAATAAATTGGCACCAGAGCTAAAACGGAATAACTAATGGCCATTGTCTTGGAAGACGGCACCGGCTCCAACCCGGCCGCGAATTCGTATCAAGACACCGATGATCTGATAGCGTATGCGGCGCTTAGGGGCGTCGATTTGGCGTTAGACCCGGTTGAAGACCTCGAAGTCCTGCTTATAAAAGCGATGGACTACCTCGAAGGCCAGAGGGAACGATACAAAGGTCATAAAACGTCGGCAGACCAGCCGCTACAGTGGCCCAGGCAGAGCGTATGGGGCGTTGAATTGCCCGAAACGCTGACACCAGACGACGAAATACCAAGCGTTCTGAAGTACGCACAATTGACGCTTGCTATAGACGCCATTACTGTTGATTTAATGCCAAACCAGATCCAAGGCGATAAGGGGGCAGTTATCAAGTCGGTTGTTGGCCCAATAGAAACCACTTACGACAGCAAAGGCATTAAACAACAGTTCAAGCCGGCACTTTCAAAAGCTGACGCTTTGCTGTCGCCGCTTTATATGCGGAACGGATTGTTTGCGGTGAGAACCTAGCGGGGCGTTGTGGGCGTATTTGATGAAGAAATAGAATCGGCGGTAAGCCAGATTCAAGAAAAGGGCCAGCCGGCTACCCTTCGCAGCTTTGCCAAAGGGGTGGCCGCTGACCCTTCAAAACCCTGGGAGCCGGGGGCCAATGTCCAAACAGATGAAACGGTTAACGCCGTTTTTTTGAGTTACAGCCAAAAATATATGGACGGCTCGGTTATCCAGGCCGGTGATCAGCAGGTTCTAATGCCATCGACCAACACCAGTGGCGCCGCTATATTGCCTCAAATTGACGGGCTGGTGATTCGTGGTGGCGAGACGTGGAAAATTGTCGGAATTAAGCCACTGAACCCAAACGGGCAATCTATCCTCTTCGACCTGCAGATCAGACAATGACGCTGCCAACCTATGACAGCGCGCGCGATGAAATACTTGGTTTGTTTAACGAGTATTGGGGCGCACAAACGCCGGCCGTTAATGGTGGCCAGGCGGTTGATGTTTTGTGGCCGGGGGTGAGCTCAGACCCGCCATTAGCCGATAAACCGTTTGCACGAATATCGGTACAGCATTCAACGTCGAACCAATCAACATTTGGCGAGACGGGGGGGCGAAGGTTTCGCAGAGCGGGCCTTGTGATTGTTCAGGTGTTCGCGCCAATATCCGCCGGGGGTGGGGTTGTATTGGCTGAAAGGCTGGCGATGATTGCACGCGACACCTACGAAGGAAAAGGCACGCCAAGCGGCATTTGGTTTCGTAACGCTCAAATCAGAGAAATTGGCGCTACCGAAACTTGGTTACAATTTAACGTCGTTGTAGAGTTTATCTATGACGAACAGAAATAATCTAATTTAGAGGGCGCACGTCATGGCGAACAAAATCGATTCAAACGTCACCGGTTTACGGTATGCCGAAGAAGCAAGCATAAAAGTCTTGCCGGGAACGCCTGACTGGTTCCCGCTAGAACCGAATGGCTATAACGACTTTGGCGGCCAGATTGCCACTGTTGCGCGAAACCCGATCAACCAGTCAAGGCAGCGGAAAAAAGGGGTTCCCACTGATCTCGACGCGCCGGGCGGATTTGGCCAGGATTTGACGCAAAACAACCTTACCCGGCTGTTGCAGGGCTTTTTCTTCGCTGACATTCGAGAAAAGGCCACAACCTTGCCAATGAACGGGCCTGCTGTAGCGGTGACAGGTATTACTGCGGCCGGCGATGACTACGCCGCAGCGTCTGGATTGGACGCATTTTCGGTCGGCTCGCTGGTTCTTGCTTCTGGATTTACCGACGCGGCGAACAACGGCCTTAAAACTGTCAATACCGCTGCGGCGGCTTTGCTGTCAGTTGATGAAGCGCTGGTAGACGAAACGCCGCCGGCAACCGCAGGACTGCAGGAGGTTGGTTTTGTTTTCGGCAGCGGTGAGGTTGATATTGACGTTTCCGGTTCTTATCCTCGGTTGACCAGGGCGTCAGGAACCAAGGATTTCACCGAATTCGGGTTGATCGCTGGCGAGTGGGTCTACATTGGCGGCGATGGTGCTGGGGAGGATTTTGTTAACGCTGCAAACAATGGCTTTGCGCGGGTTCGGGCTATTGCGGCAACCTACCTTGAATTCGATAAAACATCAGCAACAATGGTGACCGAAACCGGGACAGGATTGTTAATTAACCTGTTCTTTGGCAACCTGATCCAGAATGAGAACGTGGCCAATCTAATAACCCGCCGAACATATCAGCTAGAACGCACGCTTGGCGAAGACGCCAACGGCACGATGTCAGAGTATTTGGTTGGTGCCGTAGCGAACGAGCTGAGCCTACAGGTGCGCCAGGCTGACAAAGTGACAACCGATTTGAGTTTTGTTGCGGTGGACACTGAACAGTACGACGGCACGACCGGGGTTAAGTCCGGTAACCGGCCTTCTCTAGTTGACGCTTCGGCGTTTAACACCAGCTCAGATTTTAGCCGGATAAAAATGCACTTAATCACCGACGGCAACGCCAGTCCTGATCCATTGTTTGCTTATTTGACAGAGCTAACCCTGACGATCAACAACAACGTGTCGCCAAACAAAGCGGTTGCCGTTCTGGGAGCGTTTGACGTTACCGCTGGCACGTTTGAGGTGGATGGCCAGGTTAGCGCTTATTTTGCTGACGTTGCCGCTGTGCAGGCAGTTCGTAATAACTCAGACGTTACGCTTGATTTTTCGCTGGCAAAAAACAACGCCGGCATGGTTTGGGATATTCCATTGATTGCGCTGGGTGATGGTCGCCTAAGCGTTGAGCAAGACCAATCAATTACTTTGCCGCTGTCGCTTGGTGCTGCCGAGGGTGAGGGGGGCCATACTCTAATTTTTAACGAGTTTCCATATCTGCCAAGCGCAGCCGAAGCCTAACCGAAGTTCAGCCAATGAGCGGGCCTCTGGCCCGCTTGACTTTTTCCCAGGGGGATAAATGAGCATCAGAAAACTGTTTAAAACCAACGAAAGCCTAGAAAACGAAGGCATTTGGATCGAATACTTTTTATCGGATGACGAAAAGCCATACCGGTTCAAGGTGGCCAGGCACGGTGGGCAGAATAAGGCTTATAAACGGCGCCTTCGTGAGGTTGCAGAAAAGCAAAAAATCGCTATTCGTAACCATCGGCTCGACCAAGAAACCGAGCAAAGGCTGCAACGTGAAGTTTTTGCCGAAACCGTTTTGATCGACTGGGAAAACATCACCGACGGCGATGACAAGCCGATGAATTACAGCAAAGAAAATTCGATAGCTTTGCTGGCAGAGCTGCCAGAACTTTATGCGGCATTGTCTGAAGAGGCTGGCAATATGTCGCTGTTTCTCGATGAAGTTCGCGAGGACGACTTGGGAAACTCTGGGAAGTCCTTGTCTACGGATTCGAGCAAGGGCCAACCGAAGGCTTAATAGTAGAGCAAGCCAGGAAATTTAACCTTCCACTACCGGAGGCAATCAAAAACGCGCCAAACCTGTCTTTTGCCCTCGATATTTTCTATTCTGGGTTTCTTGATTTGAGTTCGTGCCGTGGTGTTGGAATGAGTACCGGGCCGATTCCGTTTCTGGCGATTGTCGAATACTGCGAAGTTTTCGGCATCGCCGGAACTCAACGGGAAGACTTCATCTGGATAACCCAGCGGCTCGATCAAAAATACATGGAATGGAGCGGGAAGCGTGCCAAGTCTGGATAAATTCAACCAAAGGATTCAGGTTGTGGCTGACGACGTGGCGACCGGTGCCGACCGGCTGACCAGGGCCGCTGCTTTAGCTGTAGACAAGGCAGTAGTGATGGACACACCGGTCGATTCAGGCCGTGCCAGGTCAAATTGGGTGGCCAACATCAATGGCCCAGCAAACGAGGCCATTGATGCTTATTCGCCAGGCACGAAGGGCAACACCGCTGCGGAAAACCAGCAGAAAGCAACCGACCAGGCCGAACGGGTTGTTGCTAGCTATAAGTTCGGCGATGCGATCCACATCACCAATAATTTGCCCTACATAATAGCGCTCAACAATGGCCATTCAAGCCAAACCGCTGCCGGTTTTGTTGATAGGGCGTTACAATCTACCCGTGAGGCGCTGAAAGGTTACAGGGGTATTTTAAAGGGGTAAACGATGACGACTGAACGCATTGATATAATCGTCAACGAAAAAGGCTCGCGCACGGTAAAAAGGAACATATCAGACATTGGCGGCGCCGCTAATAAAAGCAGTCGCGGGGTTAAGCTGCTCACCAGATCGCTTGGCGCGATGGGTGCCGCGCTGGGCGTTCGTGAACTGACAAAATACCTCGACGTTCAGACCAGCTTAAAAAACAGATTACGGGCGGTTGGACTAGAAGGGCAAAATCTAACCAGCGTTTACAAAGACCTGCTCGGCGTGGCGAACGATACCCGGTCAGCTTTTGACAGTTCGATAGAGCTTTATTCCAGGTTGGCGCTCAGCACCAAAGACCTCAACACGTCGTCTGCTGAACTGATCGATTTCACAAAGTCATTAAACCAGGCCATTATTTTGTCCGGCGCTTCATCGCAGGAAGCATCAGCGGGTTTACTGCAACTATCACAAGGTATGGCGTCGGGCGTGTTACGCGGTGACGAATTGCGCTCAGTGCTGGAACAGTTGCCGGCGGTAGCCGATGTGATCGCCAAGAGTCTTGGCGTTACCCGTGGCGAGCTTCGGGCAATGGGTGAAGCAGGGGAAATAACGGCAGAGGTGATTCTTGACGCCTTTGAAGGTGCGCGGGAAGAGTTGGCCGACAGGTTCGGCAAATCCATTCCGACGATTGGCCAATCAATGCAGGTGCTCAAAAACAACGCGGTAACTCTGTTCGGCAGTTTTGGCGAGGGGAGCGGAATTGCAGAGGGCTTGTCTAAAGCCGTTCTATTATTGGCCAACAACCTTGAAACCGTCGCCAAGGCAGCTATTGGAGCCGCGTCCGGGCTTGTTCTGGTGGGTGGCACTGCTCCAGCTATAGGGCTGGTTACCGGAGCCGTTCGTGGGCTGACGGCTGCCATAGCTGCCAACCCTTTTGGATTTCTGCTGGTGGTGCTTACATCGGTTTTATCTACCCTGTTCTTGTTCAGCGATCAAATAAGCGCCGGAATTGATAGCGTTACAACGATGGGCGACGTGTTGTCGGTTGTTGGTGGTCAAATTAGCGGCGTGTTCGGCGAAGCGGTAAAGGATTTGGCGCGCACTGTTGGGCCTATTTTTGCAGGCATTAGCGAGGGGTTCGCCATGATGGGCGCCAGCGCTATTGGTTCGGTGTCTGCCGTGTCTATCTCAATGAGCGGTATTGTCGGAATTATAAACGGCACGTTTCGAGGTGTTTTGGCGCTGTTTAATGGTCTGCCTGCTGCTTTTGACGATCTGATCGCCAGAATTATAAATATCCCATTAATTACAAAAACAACGAATGCCGCGCTAAAGGTGTTAACCCGGTTTTACAACGGGTTTTATGGTTTGACAAACATTGCTAGAAAAGCCGTCGGCCTTCCTTTGATTGAAAAGGTAGACTTTAAAATCACCGGGGAGCATGAGGGCGCCGCTAAATCGCTTGGTGAAAAGGTTGGCACCGCGTTTTGGTCTGGTTATGACGATTCGTCACTTGGATTTAAGGGTATTGTTGACGATATAAAGGCTCAGGCAGCAGCGCTGGCAGGTACTAGGGAAGCCGCGAAGGATGACAAGCCAAGCCCGGGGGGCGGCGGCGGTAGTCGCGGCGGTCTGTCGCCGTCTCACAGAGACGAACTTGCCGGCGAGCTTGACGGACTGGTCAGCCAATATGACGGGGTAACTGCTGCCGTTTGGGAATACGAAGCGGCATTATCTATTTTGAATAGGGCGGAGCAGGCGGGTTTCGTTGACAGCACCCGCAGGGCTGAATTGATGGCCCTTGTTTCTGACCAGTTGGCCGACTCAATCGACCCCATGCGGGCGCTTAATGACGAATTAGCGCGGGAAAGTGAGCTGCTGAAGATGACCGCAGACCAGCGCGACATATCAAACCAATTGCGCGACATTGATCTTGATAAGCGGAGCCAGGGCATTATTCTCAGCGGCGAAGAACTCGACCAAATAAGGGGAAAACTGGAAATTCTGCAAGAAGAGGCCAGAATGTCGTCTATTCGTGACTCAATTCTGTCGTTGTCGGTGGATAAACAGCGCGAACTAAATGAAACGTTAGCCGTGTATGAAGACCTAGTAGCAACAAAACAGATCAGCGAGGCAGACTTTGCCCTCGGCTTGCGTGATTTAGCCCAGGCCCAACGCGACTTAAAAATAGAACTTGGCGATGCTTCATTTGCTGACGGGTTTTTGACCGGAATTGACCACATGACGGCCGGGGTGAATGATTTTACCGCTGAAACCGGGCTGGTTTTTTCTGATTATTTCAATTCAATAAGCAACGGGTTTTCGATGGCCATTGGTCGGGCCGTGGTTTTCGGAGATAGTATTCGCGACGTTTTGGGGAATGTTGCTCAGCGGGCGTTAACTCAGATGGTCGCCGGACTGGTGCAGGTTGGCATCCAATTATTGCTAAACAAAACATTACTGGATTCAACCAATAGCAGCAAAAACGACCCAACAAAAAACGCGATTAAACAGGTGGCGGCAATAGGTGTCACATCGGCCGCAGCTATCCAGGCACAAACTGCCATAGCATCGGCATCGATGGCAGAGGCAGCGGCGATGCTTGCCGTTTGGACGCCTGTCGCTAGCGCTGTCAGTCTTGCATCGTTCGGCGCTAATGCTGCTCCGGCAATTGCTGGCATTGCTGCAACGACGGTTGCCGCAAATGCCGCCATGCTTCCGAAATATGCTTTTGGCGGTCAATTCGAGGTTGGGGGAACCGGCGGCACTGATTCAGAACTGGTGGCGTTTAGAGCAACGCCAGGTGAGCGGGTGGCGATCAGTACGCCGCAACAGGACAGGGACGAAAGCCGGCAGGCGGCTGGCCAGCCCCAAGGGGGCAGCGTTACCGTGCTGAACTTGCTAGACCCGGCCTTGGTTGGTGATTACTTGGCCACACCAGATGGCGAAGAATTGCTTATAAACACGATAAGCAACAATGCCGGCTCCATTAAACAGGCGCTTGCTTAATGCCAAAAGTAACAACGGCATTATTTGGCGATCTGGCAGTATTGCAGCACCAGGCAGAAGCGCCGGCCAAAGAATCGCTCGAATGGTTAACCGATGTTCTGACGGCCTATGATGGGACAGAAACTAGCCATCAGTCACGGTCAATGCCTCGGCAGTCGTTAACCTACACGGTGCCGCTGGCGGCATGGAAACGGGCCGAAACATTCAACACGGAATACGGCGGGATTAGGCAAAAGTGGGCAATTCCGGTATGGGCTGAATCCCAACCAGTTGGCAGCGTTACGGCCGGGCAAATAACCATAAATTGCGACACGCTGTTGCGTGATCTGCGGATAGACTCGCTGGCGATGCTGTACAACCCTGATGGCGCCTATGAAGTCGTCGAAATTGAAACCCTGACCCAAACAAGCGTGAACGCATTTGCGCCAGGCTTGGCGGCCGACATGAGCAACGCGCACATAGTACCGGCTAGAGTCGGTTTTGTTGTTGGAGACATAAAAACCAAAACAAACGGGCTGGACGGGTCGGCGACCATCCGCTTCCAGATCGATGACAACCTGCTGTTGGTGCCGGCAGAGCCCGACCAATACCTTGGTGATGATATTTACTTCGACGCGGGCCTGTTGGGTTCTGGCAGTGTTTTGGTTGGTGATATAAGCCAGCGGCAAGACCTGACAGACTTTGCCCTTGGCCCGGTTGAGCATCGTAGCCCGTGGGTCAACGCTCGAATGGGAAAACGGCATTATTCCATTCTGGTTGGGGAAGTCGAAACAAGAGCCTATCGCGAATTTTTATACCGCAGGGCCGGCCGGTTTCGGCGTTTCTGGGCGCCAACATTTGAAAACGACCTTCGGCTAAAATCGACCGGGGCAATCACCACAACGATCGATATAGAATCAGATTCATTTATTGATCACGCAGAAATTAGAACCCACTTCGCATTTTTAGACAACGCCGGCACATGGCATCCGCGCGCCATATCTGACCCGGTACAAACTGACGCCGAAACGGTGACGTTAACGCTCGATAGTTCGCTTGGTCTGGACGCTGAAAATATTGCAATGGTTTCTTATTTGGGGATGAACAGGCTAGACAATGACCGCGTTCAATTGACGTGGATAGGTGGCGGCGTGGTGAAGAGCACGGTCATTCATTTGGAGGTTGAGCCGTGATTAAGGAACTATATCGATTTTCGGAAGAAAAAAAAGCGCCGCTGTTCACCACAAACCAAAAATTTTATTTTTGCCTCGATGTGTCTAATTCAATGGGGGCAATTGTTGATGGAACCACCACCAGGCTCGACGTTGCTGTTGCTGATATTAAAAAGGCAATTTCTGCGATCAATGACAAGCGAATAGCCGCAGGAGTTCAGGTTGACATAGGCATCGCAGCCTGGAGCGATACTTATACAGAAATAATTGTTGATAACGTCACATCGTTGACCGCGCTAAATAATTGGCTTGATGCGCTGGTTCCTTTGCCCTATACAAATTACGAGCAAGCACTGATAGCCGCAAACAGCTATTTTCTTCGACCCAAAGTTGGCAGCTTCCGCCAATCGATGTATTTCATCACCGACGGAACACCAAGTAACGAAGCTGCAGCAATTACAGCCGCGACCACATACGCTGACCTGATCGGCAGGTCTGGGGCGTTTAGCTCAGCAAATGACAATGTAGTAGATATTTACGCTTGTGCGATCGACCTTTTTGACACGACCTTTACGGCGCTTTATGACAACACGCCAGATGACGGCGTGGCCGTTTCTAATTCAGCGCTGACGGATTCTATTTATAGCTTGATTATGAACACGGTGGACATTGTTTACACGGTGACGACGGTTACAAGCGCAGATTCTGACGAAGTTTTTGCCGGGGAAATTTATAAATCAATGACCCTTGGCCGTGACGATTTGGTCGTCCAGAAAGAATTGGCCAAATCAAAAATTGAAATTAAGGTGTCAATCGATAGCACGCTTGGCCAAATGTGGTTGGGCGCGTTTATCGAAAACCCGGTGAAATTGATTATCTATGAAAAAGAAGCGGCGGAGGTCAAAACGATCTGGACGGGCCGCCTTGCGTCGGTTTCACCTAAAGGCCACAAAATAAACATCATTTTCGACACCGGCGCCACGGCTATGCGGCGCTCAGGAGTTAGGGGTAGGGTGCAAAGGACGTGCGGCCATGCTCATTACGGTCGCGGGTGCCGTCTTGATAAATCAAATTTTGCAATAGCCGGAACAGTAACCGCAGAGGCTGAAAACGTCATAACCGTAACAGAGGCCGGCGTTCATCCGGTTGGACACTTCGCTGGAGGCATGGCCGAAGACTTGGACGGAAACCTTCGTTTTATATCCTCCCACGATGGGGAAAACTTGACGCTGGTGAGGCCGTTTGTCGGCCTTGGCGTGTCAGTGACAATATACCCGGGTTGTGACAGGTCAAAGGAGCGTTGCGATGATGAGTTTAACAATCTCCCAAACTATGAGGGGAAGCCGTTTCTGCCGGGAAGGAACCCGTTTGCAGGGACATCATTAATTTAAAGGGGGTCGATTATGTGGCCATTAATCGCGGCTTTTGCTGCGGTCATTGCGATTGTCTTTTTCATGCCGAAGCCGCAGGTTCAGTCTACGCCGGCACCAGACGCGGAGGCGCCGAAGTCTGGTGAAGGCGACGAAATGAGGGTTTTGTTTGGCACCAGAGACATATCAGACCCGCATTTATTGTGGTATGGCGACGTTACCGCTTACGCTATCAGGAAAAAAGGTGGCAAAAAATGACCGATGACGTGATAGTGAGAATGATCCACATCAGAAAGGCCAGGGTGTGCAGCCCAGGGGCCAGGGCGTTTTTTCGCCGGCATAATCTCGACTGGACTGAATTCTTGAAAAATGGCATCAGCGGTGAAAAGTTGCTGGCTACTGGCGACGTGATGGCAGCAGCAGTTGTGGAGGCTGCTAATGGGGGGAGGTAGTAAAAAAAGCACGGTTGGGTATTGGTTTTTTGCTGGGTTTCATTTTGCGTTGATTCACGGCATAGCTGACCGATTGACCCGGATCAGGGTTGCAAAGCGGGAGGCTTGGAGAGGGCTAAAAAAAGAGGGCAATATAGAAATAAACGAGCTCAATCTGTTCGGCGGTGAGTCGCTAGAGGGCGGCATTGTCGGCACTGTCGATTTTCAAAACGGTAACCCGTCACAGGCCGCCAATTCTTATTTGGTTAGCAAACTTGGGCCTTATACGCCGGCATTCCGGGGGTTTACCGGGGTTGTTCTTGAGCACGTTGTTATAGGGACAAGCCCATACCCAAAAAACTGGGAATTTAGGATTCAGAGAATACACATCAGGCATGATGGACTTCCTCAGTGGTACGACGCAAAAGCCGAAATCAGGGTGGGGGGGTTTGATACAGAACAATCTATTTTTATAGCCATCGATAAATCTGGTTCGATGGACGAAATCGTTAGCGGAACCACCACCAGGCTAGACATAGTAAAAGAGGCCGTTGCCAGCGTTCTTGCCGATATTGACAAGCTAAGGATTGCTTCTGGTGTGGTGGTTAACATTGCCGTTTGCGCGTGGTCAGACTCCGCTTCGACCAGCACTAAAAACAACGCAAACACGGCCGATTTCAATTCGCTTATTTCATTCGTTAACAGCATTAGCGCCAACGGCGGCACCGACTTTGAGCAGCCCTTTATTGCTGCAAATTCATTTTTTGACACGGTAAATAACGGAAAAGAACGAACCTTTGTTTTTATGACCGACGGCGAACCAACGTCGCCAATTGAAGACGCGACTGCTACCGGGGCGGATTTAATAGACAAAGATTCTGGGGCGTATTCTTACGACAACGGAACTGCCGTCGAAATTTACGGCATAAATATCGGGGTAGAAGATACTCAATACACCAACCAAGTGCAAAACACCGGTGGCGCCATTGTCACAGTAGACAACACAGCGACTGAACTATATGGCATTTTTTCGGCCTTGTTTGGCGTCCATTCCGCCATGAATGCCGTGCATATCATCCGCGAGAGCATGACAGACCCAGATTACGGTATGGGCGAGTCTGAAAACATGATTGATGATGTGGCATTTAAGGCCGCAGCGGATAAAGCATTCGACGAAGGGTTGGGACTTTGCTTGTTTTATGACAGGCAGGGGCCAATAGAAGATTTTATCGACCTTGTTAAGCGCCACATTAATGCAGAAGTCTATAAAAGCCGAACTACCGGGCTTTATGTGATAAAGCTAATTCGTGACGATTACGACCCAGACGCGCTGCCTGTTTTTGACGTGTCGAACGTTTCAGGGGTGACCGGATTCAATCGGCCGGCTTTTGGCGAGCTTGTCAACGCGGTAACGGTAAATTTCTGGAACATCGAAACCGGGGAGAAGGGGACGGTTACCGCTCAGGACACCGCATTATTACAGCAACAGGGGAACGTCGTTCAAACAACGATGGATTACCCAGGGTTACCGACCATTGAGCTTGCTAGCAGGATGGCTCAGCGCGACCAGTTAGCGTTATCGGCGCAAGGCGCATCAGGCGCCATGATCGCTATATCTGGAGCCAGGGAGCTTAATTTAGGCGACCCCTTCAAACTCAATTGGCCAGAATACCTGATAGACGGCGCCATTATGAGGGTGACCGGCCTAAACCTTGGAAACGGCAAGAACAGAGACGTTCGGGTTAACTTTGCACAGGACGTTTTCACGTCGCCGATTTCTTCGCTGGTATCAGCCCCGCCAGTCGATTGGGTTGACCCTTCCGGCGATCCAGCGGCCATGATCAACCAAATTGCGTTTGAGGCGCCTTATAGGGAGCTTGTAGAACAGAGTTCGCAAACCGAAGTTGACACATATCTAGCGAACAATAACCAAATAGGCTTTGTTGGTATGGCCGGGTCGCGGCCGTCGTCGTCTGAAATCAACGCCAAAATGAACACCGACGCCGGGGCCGGATATGATGACGCGGGCCTGTTGGATTTTTGCCCCTATGTCATGCTAAACGAAGACATTGACAAAATGGCCGTTTCTTTTGCGGTTGCCAACGAACTTGAAGTAGCTTTTTTAGTTGCCGATACCTGGCTGCAGGTAGACGATGAAATAATGGGGTTTGTGTCGCTGGCTGCCGGTGTTCTGACGGTTAAGCGTGGCGTGTTGGACACTGTGCCGGCTGATCATTTGACCGGTTCGGCGATGTTGTTCTGGGATGAATACGGCGAAGGCGACCCGACGGAATACGTCGAAAGCGACGTTGTTCAGGCAAAAATAACCCCAGTAACCGGATCTGGTATTCTCGACATAGGTTCGGCAACAGCAATGGAGGTGGTGTTAAGCGCAAGAGCGTTTAGACCGCTCCCGCCTGGTAATTTCACGTTAAACGCCAGTTATTTCCCAGCAGAAAGCGACGGATCACTAACCGTTGATTGGGTCAGCCGCAACAGGGTTCAGCAAACCGGGGGGGCGTTGATAGCATTCCCAGACGGCGCGGTTACCCCGGAAGCCGGCACGACTTACGAAATAGAAATTTCAACCCAGCCTGCACCGCCGAATGAAGACCATGTTTTTTTGTCAGCCACAGGCATAAGCGCGCCTTACGTTATCGACGCGCCAACCATGTTGGCTATGGGTGAATTTTTAAGGGTTAGGTTATGGGCGGTGAGGGATGGTTACAAGTCACTCCAGCCCCAGGAGCACGATTTTATTAATGTTGGCGGATACTACCAGGTGTTCAATGCCTGTTCTGTAGCTGGTCATGTTGTATTAAAAACTCAAGATATTAATTACATCAGTTCAGTGGCTGGCCACGTCATATTAAAAACCCAAGACATTAATTACATCAGCTCGATTGCCGGGCACGTTATTCTAAGGGAGCAATAAAAATGTCAATACTAAAATCAGCAAGTCATGTAACTTCATTCAAATCAAGTAATGGTTCGTTTTCAGGTATTATTATGGATACATCAACTGCCGCCAACACATCAAATCAATTAATTTCAATATATAATACAAATACTACAAAACATCTATATTGGGATTTTTCAGCGCAAAACTTTCTTTGGCTCCATTTTATGATTGGACAATACTTAGTGGAGCCGGATGCGGGCCATCAGTGGGTTGTTGTTGAAAACGCAAGTGGCAATTATATTGCAATTGAAGGCACTACTAACAATGATACAACTTGTGCGTATAGACTTGTTAAATGGGATGGCGCGACAAAAACTACCATTGTCACATCTACTGAAATTTTCAGTATTGGAAAAACGTGCGACATAAAAATAGATGTCCAAGTTGTTGGCGGGGTTGAGTTTTTCATCAATGGCACTTCACAGGGGTCTGATTCTGGAGACTATTCTGCTTGGGCTGGAATTAATACTCTCAAACTCCAAGGCCAACAATCCAAAAGATCTCGCTTTAAAGATATTATTATTGCAGATGAAGACACCCGTGGAATGTTTTTGCAAAGGATGAACATAACCGCCAATGGATCAGAAACTGATTTTACCGGCAGTTATACTGATATTGACGATTTGGATGATACTTCTGCGGATTATCCAGATGATACAACATTCATAACTTCTTCTGCTGCTGCTGACATATCCACTTTTGCATTCGCTGATTTGGATTCTGCTTATGATACTGGATTTGATGTTATTGCTGCTACTGTGTTGGTTTCTGCTAAAAAAGGAACCGACGCAACCGGAACAATAGCGCCTTCAATTAAGGAAAACTTAACAGTTGGGAATGGAGCTTTTGCGACTCTAACTCCAAATGTCGAGAGCTTTGATTCACTCTTTCATCTGAACCCAGACACGGGTTTGGCTTGGACTATTGCAGAGATTAATGCTGCTGAGGTTGGGGTTGAGTCTGCTGCTTGATTTGGCGAATGGATAGCCCGGCGCCAACCAAAGCAGGCGCCGGGTATCGTCCTATTTACCAATAAACGATTTTATTGCTACCGCGATGTTGTGGAATTCCACGTCATCACCAAACCGGGTTAAGAACAGTTCTAGCGCTTCATAACCGTCGGCCTTTTTTTGTTCGGCTTCGCGCCGGCCTCTTTCTTCGGCTTCCTTTACCGCTCTGGCGTCTCTTTCTTCTTGCTCGGATTTTAGCCTGGCGGCGCGTTCTTCGGCTTCAACTCTGGTGCGTTCGGCCCTGGCCTTCGCTTCGGCTTTTTCTCTTGCTTCGCGCTCCTGTCGCTCGATCCGCAACCTCGACTCGCGCTCGCGTTCTTCCTGCTCTTTTTGTTGCTTTTCAAGCTCGGCCCGCTGACGGTTAATTTCGGCCTGCTGATCAGCCAGCCGCTTTTCTTCGGCTTGCTTTGCTGCCAGCTCCTCGGCTTCGATTTTTTCGCGTTCAGCCTTAACCGCTGCCTCGAGTTCCATCGCTACCCGGTTTAATTCATCGTTGATTGCGTCTTTGATCGGCAACCGCAGGGCATCCAGCCGCGATGATATTCGTTTTGCTTCGCTGTCAACGAATTTCCCATAAGCTAAAGATTCGGCCTTTTCTTTTTTTCTCGCTTTTTCCAGGACGATGCTATGGCCGTTGATTTCTTTATAGGCGGCTTTTGCATCGGCCATTCCGGTTTCGTCCGCAACGGCGAACACTACGCCGTTATAATTATGTTCCAGCGCGGCAAGTTCTGACTCGGTTGATTTGAATACAGCGATTTCTTGAGTGTTATTTCCCATTGTAATTTCTCCAGTTATTTTCGGCGGCTTCAACTTCGGTCAAAAATACCCGCGTTTCGGCCATTAGGTTTTTGATGTAATCGTCGTCACGCTCTACCCGGTGAATGTAAAGGCGCAAATTCTCGGGCAGATCTGGTGAATAGCTCACATAATCCCACCACTGGCGACCGGTGACCCACATACTGCCTTGAGTTTGGGCGACCACGCCGGACGGGTAGCCGCCCTTTTTTATCGTTTCAAGCTGTACACTGGGAATTCTGGATTTAATCTCAGCGCCGCCATCGTCGTCGATCAAGCCGTCAGGGGAGCAGCCAATCATCCAGCCGTCTAGCTTGATAAATCCTACCTCTTCGACGATGTTCCCGGTTTCCGCTTCGTATGCCATCCGCGCGAATGGTTCCTGCTCAGTGCCTCGGTCGGTGTGGCTATTAGAAAAGCCGTCGGTCGGCTGGCCGGTCAGCCGCTCAATCACGACTTGCTGCAAATATGCCGCCCTGGTTTTGCCCTGGCCTTTGGCTAAGATTTTATGAAAGTTTGAAGCCGTCGCATGTCCAAGCCGATCCGCAAACCATTCTTCTGATCCTTGTTCGTTCATTCTGATAGCTCCGTTTCGTTTATTTCATCGATTTTTTTTGCGTGTGCCAAAAGCACTGCCTTTAACGTGTTTGCGCTCTCAATATCACCAAGTTCTTCACACAATTTCACGGCTTCGTTGTAGTGTTGCTTTGCTTTTTCTTTTTCGGTTTCGGCTTCGATTTTGTCGGCATACTCGGTCAACAAACCCTGGTCAAGACCAACAGGCTCGACCATGCCGTCATTGTCTTGATCTTTTGTTGCTGTACCTGTCGCCGCTAGCAGCGTGTAGCGTTCCAAATAGGTAACAGTTGATGCTATGGCTTTGATGTTCTCTTTTTTGCCGCTGTCGTCTGGCGGGGCGGTCATTGTTACCGATTCAGAGTGACCCAACCGGTGAGTAATAACGCAGGTTACAGATACCATTCCATCCTTTTGGCATATCGACCAAGAATGGCTCAACCCATGTTCTGAAAGTGCCGCCCCAATTTGGGTTGAAGCGTCACCAAGCGTGGCGTGTAGATAATAAGTATTGCTATAAGAAACCTCTTTGCTTTTAATAATGTTGATCGGCGTTTTTTTAAATTCCGCCATTGCAACACCAAACGCTTTTTTGGCCTCGTTAGCTTCCCACCGCTCCTGTAGGGCCATAAGCCCTTTTATGGTCTCAACGTCCATTCCCTTTTCAACCGCAGTGGTAACTAGCTGCATTGGTGTTGGTTTTTGGTTGTTAGCGCTGGTTAAATCACTGCTTACTACTTCGATTTCATTACCCATTGTCGTTGCTCCCTGCTCCAATCCATCCTATCGGCTCTACCGGCTTATTCCCGCACTCAGGACATTCGTCAGCGATGCTTGTGCCGCTCCAGACTTCCGCCCATTCATGCCCACATGCTTCGCAGTGGTAGC